ACTTTGTTGGGATAAGTTTAATGGGAGTCCTCACATAAATACGGCAGTCAGAGGTCATATAGGTAGACTCGCTGGTTTTGGTTTTGAAGTCACTTCCGATATACGAGAGATTCAAGAAGCCATAACAGAAACGGAATACGATCCAAGAAATCGTCTCTACGATGCCTGGCCCAAATTAGTAGGTCGTTCTGTTTTAGAAGGAGAGCTTCATCTCCTTCTAACCATTCATCAAAAGGGATTTGTCGAAGTTGATTTCATTGACCCTTCCAATATAGCGGGGGGAGGAGATGATGGTATCATCTATCATCCGAATAAATCAACAATGCCTTTGTTTTATTTTGTCACACCAACTCCAGAAGAAAACAAAAGTGTTACAAAAAGAACCATATTGGTTCCTTCTGTGTTTATGGCTTACTATCCTGAATTATTAAACGTGATCAAGAAAGGCGGAGTGTATAAAGAAGAATTGACCAAAGAAGCCAGGAATTCCAAAAATGCTTTTAATTCTCTCGGAGGTTTCCAGAGATTCATTGTTTCGTGGGATAAGTCTCTTTTAACCAGAAGAAACACCTCTCATTTAAGAACCGTTATTCAGTGGCTTAATCTTTACGAAAATTTGAAAAAATATGAGATCGACCATAAGAAGTCTGCTGGTTCTTATTTGTGGGTTGTGACCATCGAAGATGCTAAATCATTCAGAACCTGGCTTGCCTTATCCGATGAGGAAAGACGTAAGACAGGTATTATGGCAAAGAAGACTCCGGGAGCCACTCTTGTAATGCCTCCGGGTATGGCCATAGAAGCGAAGAATCCGAGCTTGCCTACGATAAGCGATCAAGACACAGACATCTTGCACATGGTTACAGGGGGTTTGAATGAGCCCGAAGACGTTTCTACTGGACAATCGAAGGGCACGTTTGCTTCCGTTAAAGCTTCTCGTGGGCCTATGTCGGATAGAATCTCTGACGAAATGGCCTACTTTGAGCGTTTTCTCAAATTTGATTTTTACCGTTCCGTTTTCTTTTTAAAATCCAAAGTGTCTGCTTTCCCAGAAACATTTCCAGTAAAGACAGCTATTGATTTTGACGACAAACAAGAACCTATTTTTAAAGATGTGGAGATCAAGCCTGAATTTTTGATAGATGTTTCTTTCCCTGTATCGGAAGTCAATGATGCGGAAACAAGTGCAAGAGCCTTCTTGGGAGTTAAACATGGTTCTGTCAATGATGTTCTTGGCATTCCTAATTCTGTCATAGCAAAGAAGATGGGTCTCGGTAACTATCGAAAGATGCGTTTGCAGGATTGTACTGAGAAGGAGAAGTTCCCTGAATTGCTTCCTCCTGTTGATGCTGGCGGAGAGCAGCTGGAGCCGGGGAATGATAAAATCAAAAAACCTGCTGATAAGGAGCCCGTAAAGAAAAAATTGATTAAAAGAACAAAGTAATTCAATCTCATAAAGGAGGAACTATGGAAACAATTCCGTTTAAAAGTGTTGGTAAGAACTGCAAAATAAGTCCCTTTGCAAGATTTCACAATCCAGAAAACATAGAAATCGGGGAAAACGTGCGGATCGACGACTTCGGGGTTTTCTCTGGAGGTTCTGGTCTAAAGATAGGCAGTCATATCCACATAGCTTGTTATGTGTCTATCTTTGCAGGGTCTGGTGTCGAGATCGCCGATTTCTGTCAACTTGGAGCTTACTCCTTGCTTCTTTCTGAATCTGATGATTTCTCCGGCCATTCTCTCATTGGTCCTCAAGTGCCTGCCGAATACAAACCGGGATATAAGAAGGGCAAAATAGTGATGGAGAGACATGTAACTCTTGGTGCTAAATGCACTATTCTTCCCGGAGTTCATATGGGAGAAGGTTCCATAGCAGGAGCTTGTTCTTTAATAAGTAAGGATTGTCAGCCCTGGACTTTGTATGTCGGTGTTCCAGCTCGAAACATCAAAGGCAGAAGTGATGACATGCTTTTGTTGGAAAAACAGTTTTTGAAGGAAAGAGAAGAGAGTTTTTTACGTGGAAGAGTTGATAGTTGTTATGATTATGAACGAGATTCCAAGATATAGGAGGTCTTATGGCGGAAGGAGTTCATAAGATAACAGCCGACTTTGAGAAAGCTTTAACAGACTACACAGGAGCTTGTTATGCTGTAGCTGTTGATAACCAAAGCAATGCCCTGTTCTTATCCTTGATGTACGAAGGTGTAAAAGGCAAAGAGATAATTATCCCTGCTCGAACTTACCCCTCGGTCCCGTGCGAAATCATACATGCTGGGGGGCTTGTGAAATTCCGTTCTGTAAAAGGAAAGACTCTAAAAGGAGCGTACCCTTTAGAAGGTTCTAAAACCTGGGATTCTGCTTTACGTTTTACCTGCGATATGTATATTCCAAATACCTTCATGTGTCTAAGTTTTACCGGTCCGTATAAACATTTGAAACTCTCCAAGGGAGGAGCTATTCTAACTGACAATCATGATGCTTACCTTTGGCTAAAAAGAGCAAGATTCAGCGGACGGAGAGAGTGTTCTTATCACAATGATTATTTTGATTTTTTGGGGTGGAATTTTTATATGATGCCCGAACTTGCTGCAAGAGGTCTTCTTCTAATGGGTCAGTTTTACGATTTGTCGGGGAAACCAAAACATAATGAGGATATTGAATTACCGTATCCAGATCTTTCTGTATTTCCTATTTATCAATCGAGAAATTATGCTTAAACCAACAGAAGAATCTTTAAATTTATTGAGAAAAATATCTGAAACAGCTCCTACTTCACATTACCACCATCATATACTTTATGATATAGCAAATACTTATCCAAAAGATTATTTTTTGAATTATGTGGAGATAGGATGTTTTGCAGGAGGATCTTCGAGTTTTATATTACAAAGACCCAACACTCGTGTAATAGCCATTGATTTAGGCTCTCCCATTCCTCAGGAGGAAACAGTTTATCGAATACAACAGCATAACTTATATAAGAATCCATTTACTTATATTCAAGGGAATTCTCACGCTATATCTACTAAGGAAAATCTGTTAAGAATAATCAAAAATATTGATATTTTTTTTATAGATGGGGGACATGCAAAAAATGATGTCTTGCAGGATTTTGCTCTATATGAAGGAATGGTTGCGAAGAACGGATTTATTGTTTTTGATGATTATAATGATTGGCAATACAGCCCTGAGGTTAAAATGGCTGTAGATTTTTTGGTCTCAACACTTACAAATTACGAAATCTTAGGAACGTTTCCTAATGTCTTGGAAGCTCATCCCAAAGAATGTAAAGAGGGAAATTGTTTTGTTATGAGGAAGTTATTTTGAGCATAGCAATTTCAATGGCTACATATCGAAGAAAAGATGGTAAAACTCCTTTTTATTTAAAAAGAGCTGTAGATTCCGTATTTGCTCAAGAGTATAATGATTTTAAATTGTTTCTCATCGGAGATTGTTATGATGATGATAAGGAATGGGCTTCATTGGTTGCTCCTTATGAAGGATTTGGTTTTTATTGTGTCAATTTAGATAAAGCTGTGGAAAGAGATAAATACAAGAATCACAAAAATAAAATGATTTTGTGGAATTGTGGGGGAGCCGCAGCCTCTAATTTTGGTTCCGCTTTGGCTTTAGAAGAAGGTTTTGATTACGTTTGTCATCTTGATCACGATGATTACTGGAGACCAAGTCATCTTAAAGTTATCAATAAGGCTATAGAAGAAACTAAGGCGGATTGGTTTTGTACAAAATCTGTGTATGGACCGATGATATATCCTTTGTATCAACCATCGGAATATTTATCTTTCTTTTTACCTTTACCTTACGGTCTTATAAATTCATCAACTTGTTTTAATCACAGAACGATTCCTTTACGATATAGAGATACTTACGAAGCTACTGGCTCAACTTTACCTGGAGATGGTGATTTGTGGGGGAGAATGGCCAAATATATTATGGATCATGGTCTTTTGAGTTATCTGATAAATGAGCAGACTTGTTTTCACGAAGAAGAAGGTTATTTACTTAATGAAAAATGACCATCTCATAACAGGAGTTGTGGTTTGTAGCAACACGTTGGATTTAATTAAACGTTCTTATACTTCGGTTAGAAAATTTCATCCTAACATGAAAATAGTTATTGTCGATGGTTCTGATGAGAAGGATCCTTGTTATGCGTATGTTTCTTCCTTGATGTCAAACAATACTTTATCTGTTCAGGTCAAATACAATATAGGACATGGAAGGGGAATGTGTGTTGGTATTCATTACACGGAAACTCCGTTCGCCTTAGTTTTTGATTCTGATATTGAAATGCTTAAATCTCCAGTTGATAAAATGTTGAATATGATGGAGGAGGATACTTTCGGGGTTGGTTATTCTGAGTTTATTGGCTACGACGGTTTTGTTCACGGTGTTCATCCTAATCATGCAACAGAGCCTAAGATAAAATATTTGCATCCTTATTTTCATCTTCTTCAAATTAAGAATTACCGAAAGTTTTATCCTTATGTACATCATGGAGCACCTACTTTTTTGACTATGGTTGATATATATAAAAAAGGATTATCTGATAAAATAATAAAAGAGTTCCCCGGATTAGGACATTCAACGGGAGTTGATTATACTTGGGAGAGTGCCCCAAGAGAGTATGTTCGACATGATATAGCAGGTACTCGAAGGGACAGAATCGCAAAAAGGCAAATAAGCATTGAGGGTTCTTGGGAAACAAACAAAGGACAAGTATGACAACTTCTTTAATCACTCCTACGGGAGATCGGACCGAAGCGTTTGAGTTGTGTAGAAAATGGATGTCTGCCCAGACGGTTAAACCTGATCAGTGGCTTGTGATTGATGATGGTTTTGAACCATTACCGGAGTCTTTAAAAGAGGGTCTTGATTATCTCAGAAGAATTCCTAAAAAAGATGAAGGGCATACAATAACAAAAAATCTCGAACTGCTTCTTCCTCATATCAAAGGAAATAAAATATTAATCATTGAGGATGATGATTGGTACGGTCCTAATTACATAAAAACAATGAGCGATTATTTGGATAGATACGATTTAGTTGGAGAAGGATATGCTCGGTATTATCTTGTTCCTACTATGCAGCATTTTAGGGTGTCGAATCTTTTTCATGCAAGTCTTTGTCAAACAGGATTTATTTCAAAGCTACTTCCTATATTCAAACAATGTTTGAAAGGAGATCCGTATATAGATGGTCGTTTTTGGGAAGCAGTAAAAGAGAACAAATTCATCTTTGCTGATTTAGAGGATAAATTAAAATTGCATTGTTCTACAAAAGGATTGAGAGGTAGAAGAGGTATTGGAACGGGACATAATTCTGGTGCTCGTTATTATCGAGTAGATAATAACATCTCTCAACTTATAAATTGGGTAGGTGTAGAAAATGCCAAGATTTATATGAAACATGTAGGACAGAGTTTTGAAAGTGCCCTCTTAATTGGGGGTGGTCCTAAGGGAAAAGCAAATACTTCTGGGAGAAGATCTCCTGCAAAAAGTTTTCCTAAAAAAGAAGGAACAACAGTTATCACGATTACTGGAGATCGACCAATTTGTTTTGAATTGCTTAGAAAATGGATGTCTGCTCAGACGGTTAAACCAGATCAATGGATTGTTATAGATGATGGAAAAGAACCTATTAAAGTTCGAAGAGAGTTTGAATATTATCGTAGATTACCGGAGACTACAGATTATCCTCACACTTTGTGTTTGAATCTTCTGATAGCTTTGGACAAAGTCAGGAATGATAGAATAATTATAATGGAAGACGATGATTGGTATAGTCCAATTTATATAGAATACATGAATAAATTGTTGGACAATACTGACTTAGTTGGTTTTAAAAATTTGATTTTTTATTATCCTTCGTTAGGCATGTATATGGAGAAGGGAACTGCTAAACAGCCGGCTCTGGCTCAGACTGCTTTTCGTAGTAAAGTGATTCCTATCATAAAAGATATTTGTTCCTCCGCTTCTAAAGATTACGACTTGTGTGGTAAAGGTCTTGTCGA